CAACTTATTTAACTATGGTGAGTCCAATAGCATTAATTTTGAGAGCTTGTCTGGAGTTGTCGGTATTTTAGGAAAGAACTTTTCCGGAAAATCTAGCATCATTGATAGCTTCTTGTATACATTATACAACACAACATCAAAAAACAATCGAAAAAATCTTAATTTAATTAATCAGAATGAAGATTCTTGTCGTGGATATGTTGAGATAGATGTTGGTACCAAGACTTACAAGGTTGAAAGAGTCAGTAAAAAATACAAAAAGAGATTAAAAGGCAAGGAAACTTGGGAAGCAAAAACTGACGTTGATTTTGATGTTTATGATCAGATATCTGGCACTGAACAGTCCCTAAATGGTGTCACAAGAATCGAAACTGATAATAATATTAGAAAGTTCTTTGGAACAATTGATGATTTTTTGCTTACATCAATGTCCAGCCAGTTGGACTCACTATCATATTTGAATGAGGGTTCAACAAAAAGAAAAGAGATATTGGCTAAATTTTTAGATTTAGAGTTTTTTGATCGAAAATTTAAAATGTGCAATGAAGATTCTGTTGACTTGAAAGGCGCAATTAAAAATCTATCTGGAGTCAACTACGAAGAAAAAATAAAAGATGCAAGAACTGATCTTGCTCGCTCTCAAGCAGAGCTTTCTTTGAAGGAGCGAGAGACAGATAAAACTGAAAATAATTTTTCTAAAACGTCATCAGAGCTAGAGTCTTTGAGACAAGAGATCAACGCAATTCCCAATGATATTGTTGAGTGCCGCGATTCAAACGAAAAGATAAATAAATGTCAAGACACCATAAAATTTCTGGCGCAGAGTCGAGAAGAGAAGAATTCAGAGATGGAAAAAAATCAAGCTCTCCTTGATAAGATAGAAAACTTTTTAAATGGTTTTGACATCCAGACTTTCAATAATAAAAAGAAAATTATAGAAGAGCAAGAATCTCGTCTTCTAGAGATAGATAAAGAGATAGCCTCTTTTGAAGAAAGCAAAAAAAGAAACGACAACAAAATCGCTTCTTTGAAGCAGGCGCCTTGCAGCATGAACATGAAAGAGAGGTGCTCCTTTGTCAAGGACGCTAAACGCGCCTTAGAAGATGTCAATAGGGTTGAAATTGCTCTGAATCAATTTACTTTGTCGAAGAAGACATTAACTAAGAAACTTGATGAAACCAACCCGGAAAAAGTAAAAAAGTACGTAGAAAAATACTACATGGTGTTGGATAAGAAAACTGTGCTGAAGGAGACCATGAATGCTCTCGAACTAGAACTTGAAAAAGAAAAAGTTAAACTTATACAACTTGAGAGTGTTTTGTCAGAGCTAGAAAATAATCAATTTATTTTTGAACAGAATAAGAAGCTAGTCGAAAGACTACAGGACCTTCTCCAGGAAAAAGAAAAGCTAGTTAAATCTGAAAAATCTTTGGAGTCTAGATTACAAAAGTCTAGAAAATTGGTGTTAGATCTTTACAAATCAGTGGGTAGTTTAGAGCAAGGCTATTCAAACATTTTAGAGAGAAAAGAAGAATTTGAAAACCTACAAGATGAATTTACAACTGCCGATTTGTTTTTAAAATGTATGCACCCTAATGGAATATCTTATGATATTATCAAGAGAAAGCTTCCATTAATCAATG